CAGGTTCACACGAATTATCTGTATTTGGTGAAGGTATTTTAGTAGATTTGCCTAGAGAACCACAAGGATAATAAATGAAAAGTTTTAAACAATACTTTTTTGAAGCAATCAACGGACCTAAAATCATTATGATTGGTGGACCAGGTTCTGGTAAATCAACATATTCAGAATTACTAAAGAAAGAATTAGGTATTGCCCACATATACACAGGTGATATGATGAGAGCATTATCAAAACAAAATACACCAGACGGTAAGAAAGTAAGAGAACTATTGAAGAAAGGTGAATTTGCACCAACGCCAATAGTTATAGACGCAGTAAAAGAAAGAATGAAACAACCAGACGCCATGAAAGGTTATGTGTTTGACGGTTTCCCTAGAAATACTGAACAAGCAAAACAAATGGAAGATAAGGGAATCGAATATGACCATGTTATTAATCTTGTGGTATCTGAGGAAGAGGTCATCAAAAGACTAACTTCCAGAGGTAGAGCAGATGACAAACCAGAGATTATAAAGAATAGAATTAAAGTGTACCACAGAGAAACAGCACCCTTATTGACTTATTACAAAGATGAGATAATAAATATTAAAGCAGAGGGTAGTACACCAGAATTAATAACAAAAGAGATAATAAAGAAAGTAACATGAAAAAGTTTGACGACATAAGATTTCAAGAATTGCAAGAGGGTTTATATGACCCTAATATCTTCAAGGCATTTTTCCTTGCAGGTGGTCCAGGTTCTGGTAAATCATTTGTTACAGCTAGAGCATTTGGTGGTACTGGTCTAAAAGCTATTAACTCAGACAATGCATTTGAAAGAGCATTAAAAAAGAATGGTCTATCATTAAAAATGCCTGAAGATGAGGCAGAAGCTAGAGATATTATTAGAGATAGAGCAAAGGCTACAACAAGTAATCAGATGGACTTATCTATTAAAGGTAGATTAGGTTTAGTTATTGATGGCACAGGTAGAGATTACGATAAGATTAAATCACAAAAGGCAATGTTAGACCAATTAGGTTATGATAGTTATATGATATTTGTTAACACTAGTTTAGATGTTGCATTAGAAAGAAACGCAAAGAGAGAACGAAGTGTACCAGAATATATAACAAGAAAATCTTGGAATGAAGTACAATCTAATATTGGTAAGTTTCAAAATACATTTGGTATGGGTAACATGATTATTATTGACAATAGTAAAGATGATAAGGAACTTACTACAATTGTTATGAACAAATGTTCTCAAGCAGTTAGAAGATTGCTTAATAATAAAATTAAGTCATACACAGCAAAAAGATGGATGGCAACAGAGAGAAGATTAAGAAGAAGATGAAAACCTTTAAAGAAAGTATCATAGATATACCTAGAAAAACATATGCTAAGGCTGTGTTTGATGACGCTGATACTAACAACCCTAAAATTAAGCCAAGTGTTAAGGCATTGATTGATAAACAAATAGAGATGTTTGAAAAAGAATATCCTGTTGTTAAGGTTGGTCTTATAGGTTCTATTCTTACTAAAAGGTATAGAGCAGACGCAGACTTAGATTTGAATGTATTGTTTGATGTGCCTACAGAAAAAAGAGAAGAAGAAAGAACAAGACTATCTAAAAAGTATTTGTCGGCTACTTCTCCTGATAGTATTCAAGGTAAGAATATACCTGGTACTAAACACCCTATTAATTATTATTTTATTACAGATATGAAAACATACAACGACCAAGAAAAGAAAGCGGACGCTGTATTTGATATTGAAGATAATAAATTTATTAAAAGACCAGAAGATTTTACCTTTGACAAATCAATGTATCTAAAAGACTTTGAAAGAAAAGTACAAGAGATTGATGTTGTAAAAGGAGAACTTAAAAGAGATATTATTGATTATAGAGAACTTGAAGAACTATCACCAGATGATATATTAAATCTACAAGAACTAATCAATGAAAAATTAGAAGAGATTGAAGATAGTATCAGAGATATTATCAAAATTGGTGATGGTGTTGACGCAGATAGAAGAGCTGCATTTGATAAAGATATGTCGCCGGATGAAATAAGAAAATATGGAATCAAAAACAGATTACCTAAAAATGTCGTGTACAAAATGTTAGAGAAATACCACTATCTAAAATTCTACAAGAAGTGTAAGAAGATTTTAGATGATGGTAAAGTATCTGATAAAGAGATTGACGATTTAGAAATGCATGAAGCAAGAGGTAAGTCAGTTGCATTTGCTTTTGGTAGATTCAATCCACCTACAATCGGTCACGAAAAACTTATTAATAAAGTCAAATCATTACCTACAAATGATTACAAAATCTATTTAAGTAGAAGTAATGACCCTAAAAAGAATCCATTATCTCCTAGAGATAAGTTATCTATTATGAAAAAGATGTTTCCTACACATGCTAGAAACATTGAAATCAATAAGACAAATATGGTACTCGACCTTGCAACAGACCTTTACAAAAAGGGTTATACAGATTTAACTATGGTTGCAGGTTCAGATAGAGTAAGAGAATTTGAAACTATATTAAAGAAATACAATGGTGTATCATCAAGACACGGCATGTATAACTTTGATAATATTAAAGTAGTTTCTGCTGGCGAAAGGGACCCCGATGCCGAGGGTGCTTCAGGTATGAGTGCTAGTAAAATGAGAGCTGCGGCTGCTAAGGGTGACCTAAACAATTTCAAAAAAGGTTTACCTAGAGGTGTTGACGCAGATAGTATTATGAAACAAGTTAGAAAAGGTATGAACTTGGCCGCTAACTATATGTACATGAGAAACTTAAACCCTATAGCAAGTTTAGAAGAATTTGAACAACAACAAATTAGAGACCTGTATATCAGAGAACAGATATTTAATATTGGTGATACAGTAGATTATATCAAAGAAGATAAACAAGGTAAAGTTGTCAGAAAAGGTACAAATTATATTGTACTAGAAGATAATAAAAACAATTTGCATAAAGCATGGATTTGGGATTGTATTCCTGTATCTACAACAGACAGAGAGGTAGAGATGAGAGAACATAATTTAAATATTGATTATGGTTTTGAAGCTGTATCTGAGGTAAAAGAAGATATGGATGCTCAACCTCAAGATAAAGATGTAAAGAAGAAAGATGGTACACAACCTAAAAAGTATTACAAACAGTTATCAAAAGATGTAAAAAACAAAAGAGCAGATTACTTTAAGAACAAAGATACTACAAAGAATGATAACAAACCAGCGCCTGGAGATAAAGACGCTAAGACAAAAACAAGTATTCATACTAAGAAATATAAGAGAATGTATGGTGAGGTCTTTGAGATAGGTACACCAGAGTACACAAAACATACGGTTGACATGACACCAGGTCAAGAAAACCCTATCAAAAAAGTAAAAGGTTTCTTAGATAGAGAAAAAGAAAAGCCATCCGAAAAAGATGTAAAAGAATGGGCAAGTACAGAGTCTACAATGAATAAATATAGAGAAAGATACAAAGAAGGATGGAAGGCGAAACTTACAGAGGTGGTTGCCAAAATGATAGAGAAACTATAATGAAAACTTTTAAAGAATTCGAAAACATAGATGAGGCATGTGAAGAATGTATATTCGAACATGAACAAGAAGGTATTTACGAGGCTGAATACCAAGGTAAAACAGTAAAACTTAACGACCCCGTAAGAGGTGGTTCTAAGAAGTTTTATGTGTATGTTAAAAACGACCAAGGTAATGTTGTCAAAGTTTCATTTGGTGACACAACTGGTTTAAGTATCAAAAGAGATAATCCGGCTAGAAGAAAGTCATTTAGAGCAAGGCACAGATGTGATAATCCAGGTCCTAAATGGAAAGCAAGATACTGGTCATGTTATCAATGGAGAGCAGGAGCAAAGGTAGACAACTAATGAGTAGATACAGACAAACAATGGCCGAAGCTTATGCTCAGGTTCAAGTAAACGAAAACGATTATTTAAAATCAAAATTAACTGACACACAAATTGCAAACATAAAGCAATTGTGGATGAGAAAGACTGCTAGAGATGTAACGCCGTCTGTCAAAGACATGATTAAAAAGATGGATATACCAACACAATTGGCCATCAAACATGCAAATATTAATCAATTATCAAAACTAGTAGAAGCTGAAGACCATGAAGTATCTATGGCTATTGGTCAATTAAAAACTATTGGTGAATATGCTACGAAATTACAATCTATTCTACAATCAAAAGGTGATGATTACAATATTGAGGCATGGGTACAAGCTAAGATTACATCTGCTGAAGATTATATCAATAGTGTTGGTCATTACATGGAAAACAATCCAGATGTCAGCGAAGAATTAAAAGAAACTTTTAGTAATGCACAAATAGCTGTTCTTAAAAAACAATATGAACCTATGAGAGGTAAAACAATCTCTATTGCTAATGCAAATAAACTAGGTCAGTTGTTTACAAAATTCGATAAAGATAAAAATGCTTTAGAAAAATTATATGGTGGTAATATACCATTTGTATCTACAATGGCCATGACTAGATTAATGACTAAACATGGTTACAAAGCAGACCAATTAAACAAACTTAGAAAAGAGGAAAGATTTCCTTTAGATGAAGAAAAAGAAGTAGAAATACTAGACGAAGCTACACAGAATGAAATAGAAATTACAGAGGGTAAAATAGACGGAAAGAAATTTGATAGTTTGAAAAAAGGCGATACAATGACTATCACTTATAATTCAACAATGTCTGGTACTACTGTTAAAAAATTTGTAGTTAAGAACAAGACTAGAAGTGCAAAGTACAATACAGATAAAGTCAAATTAGAAATTGAAGGTAA